AGCAAGGGCAGGATGTTGTCAGCAACAGATGATTTGAACTTAACCCACCTATCGCCCATGTTGGAAAGGATGCCTCCGAGGGTTTTTGATCTCTCTTCCATAGCACCCTGATACTTCTCATTCCAGATAGCTTGAATGGTATTTGTAACCATCTCTCGATTATTACGATCAATAATCTTGAATTGCTCCTTACCCATCTTGTCAGTAAATGAGAGAGCGGTCTTGCCTACTTCCTCAAGACTTGCCCCCATACGGGAAGCGTTGGCTTTGGTAATCTGAACCGCCTTGATGCCAAACTCTTTCATTCGCTCAAACTCGCCTGTCTGAGCATCAGCCATAGCCTCTACTGCTTGCATAATGGGTTTACCCATAGCACTAGCGGCATCACCTAGAGTCTTGAGTGATTTAGTCCCGTCTATACCGTAGGCGGCTAATTTTACAAATGATTCTGTCAGCTCGTTAATCGCAAAAGGAGTGGATGATGCAAACTTTTCTAACCACTCGAATGACTTGTTAGCTTTCTCTTGCGAGCCTAGAACAGTCTTGAGAGTAGCTTTATAGTTCTCAAATTCAATGCCTGTATCTATGATGCCTTTCGCAAGCATCCCGAACCCTCCTGCACCAGCAAGAGCGATCAGAGATGTCTTGAAATTGAACAGGACTCCAGAGAGTTTTTTGAATACTCCCCCTATACCTTTGCCTACATTCTTTGCTGATTTAGCGAGCTTCTTGAAGGCTTTCTTGACACCTCGGAGAACCTTTGTCGCCTTGTCTCTAGCACTAATCAGGATTTCGATTTGTTTGTTCGACAATGCCATCAATAGCCTCCATTATCATTACTAACCTGTAAGGTTGTTCAGCCCATGTTCCCTTATTGGGAAACCGCCCTTTCTGCCAATACTGATAGATTCTGAAATAGTCTCCCATCTCGTTTGAATCTATAACAGGGCATCTAGTCGTATGTCCCTTGACTCCATGAGCCATAACCACTACAGATGCCTTATAACCGCAACCTCTTACCTCTTTATCATGGTCAGTACACTTCCTGCAATCGTACTGGAGATGAGTCTGGAGTACAGCCCCTAGGACTTTTTTTCGTCATCATCTCCAAAACCATTGAGGTTCAAGGCTATATTGCCTAACTCTTCCACAATACCTAGCCTTGCCAGCTTATCCATTGTGGTATCTGATAATCTACCCCTTTCAATCTTTAGCTTGAAGGGAAGGTTATCTGCTTTCTTTAGCGAATAACGAAGTGCGTCAGCAGTCAATCCAAAAAGATTTGTCTTAATCTCCTGACCATCTGAGCCAAGGTCAAAAGAGATATGCCTATCCTTGATCTCTGCAAACTTCATAAAGGATATTGTGCCGATCTCAAATACTGTAGGTTCTTCCCCGTCAATAAAGGTTATATCCTTCATATCGTGCGAATCTTTATACGCATCAATATCAGACTGCTCTTTATCGATAGCCGGATCATCTACAGATACAACCTGTAGAGTCTCCGTTCTATCTATCGCCTTGAAAGCCATTAAGCAACTGTACTCTTGGTTAATGCACCATGCCCTTGACCAGAGAATGAGAAACCAATCGCCCCATCACTAGCCGCTTCAATTGATACATCGCCCATGATGATAGTGCCAGAAAAGTTCTCGTCTCCGGTTGTATCACCTTCTGCTCGTACCTCAATGCTGTAGCTTGAGTCGCCAGAGATAACCTCATCCACTAATGCGTTCTGATAAGTGTCGTCAGGATCATACATGCCTGATCCATCTACCGACCAACCCTTGCTAGTGGCTGTGGTATCTATCCACTCATCACCGAAAGCATTATGCTGTTCTGTGTTCTGAGTAATGTTCAAGGTGAAGCTGGTCAGCTCCCCAATTAAATTTCCAGATGAATCTCTGAGAGACCCGTTATACCCTTTTACTGTAGCCATAATTTACTCCTTACGGTGTGCCTCGTTCAAATTGGTAAAAAATACGGGCAACCACTTTGATTGCTCCATGAGGGTAAGCCTCTCCCTCGTCTGTCTCCACTGAAACGATCTGCGTGTCTATTGCATTGCCGTTCCGTGTTCTGTCAGCGTCCAGAGTTGTTTCAATACCTGCGATCAACTCATTCCGCTTTGTATCTATATTGGTTGTTGTCCCTTTAACGTAACCAATAATCACATAATCTATAGTTCCTGCTCTGTTGGCAGTGGTCTCTCCCAGAGTATAATCCTCTCTGGTTTCTGAACCAGAAGACACCCAGGCAGAGGGGAATTGAGCGTCAGATAACTCTTCTACATCATATGGCTCTCTAGTAATCAGCTTCAGTGTTGGACTACTCATAGCATCAAGCTGAGTGATTATGTCTGAGGCTATATCTTCCCTCTTGCTCATAAATCAATCAGCCTTAAAAACTCTGACTCAAACTCCTTAATGGCATCTGTTCTCTCGCCATCATTGAGGTCAAAGAAGGGTCTGGTCTTATCATTCCACATCGCCTTTTTAGACTCTGCTTTGCGTGCGAAATAAATACGTCCATCGCCATTCTTGATTCCAGTGGTCATGCTACCAAGCATACTGCCATGCAGGAATAGATTAGGTTTAGCACCGCCCTTGCCAGCGTACTCTCGTTTCCACTTCCGGTAGCCTTCGGAGTAACGCATAAATGCAGTTCCATTTACTGATACGCCTTTTGCAGTTCTATCTTTAATGGTTTTCATGCCGTAGATGGTCGCTACACTCAACGCCTTGTCAGTAGCTTCTGGGAACTTGCGTATGCTGTTCCCTAAACTCTTGCTGACACTATCTTTAACCTTAACGGTAATCACCGATACAGCCTTCCATGATGCACTGGTTTCTTTTCAGAAACAGATACAGTGGCATCGTCATTAGCGTCATACTCTACGCCATCTTTAAGAATAGAATCCATCTCATCCCGATATGCCGAGCGATAATGCGCCATCATAATCTGGAACTTATCCTCATCGCCACCAGAGTTCCACTTCGTTAGTTGCGGAAGTGCGTACCACCCCAGTACTCGAAAAACGCACGCTCTTGTAAACTGGCTTTCTGTTAGAAGGTCGGCATCCATCTCGTCTGCTGAAAACCCTGCTTTAGGATACCAGTTGACTCGTAGCTCTCGCTCTATATCTCCCTGCGCAGTTGCATGGTAGGAAGTAAAGGCAGAGATGCCGTATCCTAGAATATCAGGCTGATAGGTTGTCAGGTCACTATCTGATGACATTGCCATAGCAAGTCCTCCAATACACCCAACCCCCGAAGGGGTCAGGATTTATGGATTAAAGTCCAGCGTCAAAGTACATCTCAACACCAGCACCATCCTGCAACTCGCCTACACCGTAAGCGGCAGTAGCGTTCAGCTCCCAGCCACGAAGTGAAGCGTTACGCTCTGGCTCTACCTTAATATCCCACTTGACTGCAAGACCTACAGCCTCGGGTACGAAGATTGCGCCTTTAGAATCTCCGCTTCCGTCAATTTCCACGTTAGCAGACTCGAAGACATTAACGCCAGCAATCTGACCAACATAACCAGATCGCATAGCCTCATTCTGGAGGTCGCCAGCATTAGGATTAACGAAGGTATTGGTCAGGTTAGCTTTCAGCGCATACGCCTGATAAGGGTGGATAACCATGTTAGGTGTACCACCGAACTTATTAGCTCGCAAAGTAGCGGCCGCCTGTGCAACGTGAGCGACAGTTAGCTCGGTTGTAGTAGATCCGAGTGAGGTAGAGAAGCCATCGAATAGACCGATAAGATCCTCATCCATCTTCTTAGCTACAGCCTCACCAAGAATACGCCCTAGATCGCCAGCAACATCACGGGCAGTAGACTGAGCCATTAGGTCAGTAAGTGCCGCCTGAACACCAACCTCAGTGACAGTGATTGTCTTGACGCTAGATGTAACCTCAGTTGCAGTCATGTCCGTACCCTCAGTCAGTGCAGCAGCACTTGGCTCAGAATAAACTGGAACTTGTAAGGTGGTGGAAGGATCGTTGCTCATGTCATACACGGTTACAAGATTGCGAACCAGTGATTTCTCCTGAGCTGTAAAGATAGCCTCTTTAACGATATTTGCAAAAAGATCGTTTAACGAGGTAGTAGTAGTTTCATTTGCCATTGCAATTTCCTCAAATTAGTTTCACCCAATGTGGGCTTTTCCAACCGTGCCTCTGCCAATATCCTGACGGTACTCACGGTATTCGTCCATAGTCATATCAGCCACCGATTTTTGCTTCGGAGTCGAGCCACCTGCATTTCCGGTTGATCCAGTTCCACCCTGACTTGCTTTCACAAAATGAGGGCTTGCAGTGAGAAATTCAGAGACTAATTCACTAGGTTTCATTAGTTCTCCAGAATCAGTGTAGCGAGGGTTGCCGTTCGTGTCAACTACCTCTGCTTTTCCATCGTCATTTAATTGTACCTGATTGCGTAGCAAGGAAGAAACCTGATCTGGTGCAATCGCACCTAGCTGAGATGCAGATGTCAGTAACGCACCGTCAATCTCATTTGTAGATAGCTTCGCTCTGAGGTCTGCTATCTCGGTGTCCTTCTTTTCAACAGCGGTCTTTAGAATCTGGTCAAACTCCCCTCGCTGTTTTTGAGACTCAAGCTCGGCTTGTTCCTTTTCCTGCTGAAACTGCTGGTAGGCATCCAAATCCACATCCTTATATTTAGCCTCATACTTCTTGCGCTCTGCTCTTTTGAGTCCAGCCTGAGCATCATCAAACTCTTTTTGAGTGTACGTCTTGTTTACCGCTTCCTGAGTCGGAGTCTCAGTAGTCTCTTCCTGATTTGCGTCAGTCATTACTTCATTCTCCATTTTCAATCTTCTCGAATCTTATACCATTATCGCCTTCAAATGGTTCTGTGTGGTTATGCTTGCCTGTGATAAATATATCTTCGGGTATTCCGTTCGGGAACGCATCACAAGTACCTTTGCCCCGTAAATGTACACAAAAAGCGCATTGTATTTCTATCTGCACTATATACCCTCCCAGAACCTAGACTTTTTCATCTTTTTTACTTTCTTTACAAAAGAAGATACATCAGATGGAAGTCTTGATTTATCACCCGTATGAAAAGCTGACCATGCCTCTGCAAATGCCTCATGGGATGATTTCAATATATCTACTTCGGATGATTGATACCATTTTCTTGATATACCTTCCCACTCACCCCATTCTTTAGTGCGTAAAATATGATTTTGTACTATGTGACCCATTTCGTGATGAACGGTTTGCTCTCCTCTAGTATTAAAAAAATAATCCCTTCCAGATTTTTCCCTATACGCTTTTTGTACAAATCGCTTTCGTTCTGTAATAGCATCCAATGTTTTATATCGGGTGGTATTCACCCCGACAATACTAGATCTTATGAATTTGTTTTGATCTCTATCGTACAATTCCTGCTCAATGGATATGCCATAGTTCTTGTTCGCTCTAGCACCCAATTTTCTGCCAGTAACCTTTTTCCAGTTTGCAAAATTACCCACATGAAGATTCGTGTCCATGCCTTCTGGCAAGTTATCTACAGCACCAACAAAAGCATTTGCTGTATCTACCTTCATTCCTTTTAGGTTTGCAGTAATGCCTCTATTATTTAGATGTTTTTGTGCATCTACTGTAGACTTGAATTTCCTAGATGGCTTTATCTCTTCATCTATCTTCTCTTCCACCCTCTCCTCTACAGGCTCATCTATCCACTCCGGCTTAACAGCTTGCCAATGATGGCGACAATTCCAACCACCCCTTACTATCATTGGATCACCTGACTTCGTCCCTTTTCTATCTGAGAAGGTTCGCCAGCGGTCTCTCATCTCTTCTTTAGTGAATACCTTGCCAGCCATTGCTCTACACAAGGGTCGGGAATCTACAATCAGAGAGCCGTAATATTGGAAGTGAGTTAGTCCAGCCTCTTCTGCCTTATGAGCATTAAAGGTAGCATCGAACTCCATTATCGAATCGTGAGCGTAAGCCTTTGCGTAGTTCCTGAGATTGCGCCCGATCTTGTCTCTGGCATAGACTGTATGTAGCTTATTTATAGCTTTCTCAGCCTGAGCAGGAGTACCGTTCTTTGCCAATCCTACCAGCTCCTCTATCTCTGGATCATCAGAGCGTATATATACCCCATTGATAGATTGCCGTAGTTCCTTCTCAAACTCGGAGAAGGGTCTGCCAGCTAGGGTGTTCTGATACAACCCTTTTGACATATCCTCAAGGAACGTAGCACCTACATCCTCAAAGCCTGAGAATGTCATCTTTTGTAATCCAGAGACTACATCTCGATCCACATCGGTTAGGTCTGCAAAGTTAGCTGGCAAGGGTAGCTTTCCAAATGATTTGAGAATTGCTCCTGCAACCTTGCTATATCCTTTTGTGGTTTTTCTAGCCCATCCCCCATAATGCTTGTCTATGGTTTGCTTTAACTCTCGTCTCATCTCAATAGCAAGTCGTGCAGAAGCTACATCACCTCCGCCCCTTGCTATGCGAATCACATCATCCTCAAGAGCCTCTAGTGCTGAGTCTAGGTTCTTGTCATTGAGAGCCATCAGCCTTTCGACTGTATGCTCTCGCTGGATGCTTATCTTTTCTAGGTTCAAACCGAACTATCTACAATAGTATTTTCTGATTCCTTGAATGTATCTCCATCAGGAGTTGGTGCTAATCCAAGCTGTGCCCTGACTTCATTTTTAGTAACTGCCCCGCCATCGATATGATAACCAAAGATTTCTTTTGCTATTGACTGGGTGTCAAACTCTCCTTTTTCAATCTCCCCAATAACAGGATCGACCAAATCATCAGCTATAACAAGTCTAGCTATCTGCGAGTCCACTTCTTTGATGAATGTCTTACTCGGTACTCCGCTGGCTTTTGCTTGCTGGAGGAATAGCAGATCAGCCTCATGATCTCGGATATCAAAACTATCAGGATAATCCACCCTGATCTCATCTGATCGATTCTGCCAAAGATTAAACAACTCCCATATCTGCTCCTCTGCAAGCTCAAGGAGATCCGCCTTCTCAGACAGGCGGGTATTCAACAGCTGGAACTCTGTCTGCAATGCAACTCCGCTCTTAGCTTGCTTCTCAGAGGCTCTCACGCCCCCCATGTGAGACATCTTGTTAATGCTCTCCACCTTTGCATCAATGGAAGCCATAACCCCAGACAGGGAGGCGGCAGAGGG